ATGAACCTGTGAGTGTTTTTGTGAGATAGGGGGCTGTGCTGTCGGTCTCCCCTGCGCAGGTTATGCTAAGGCCTGCAAGGGTCGCCCCGTTTGCGTGGGAGATCTTCGATGTATCGAAGGCGGCCTGTGCCTTGGAATGCCCCTGAATGTAGCCGCTGAAGCCGGACACGCTGCCGGTGTTGTAGGGGCTGAGGCTTGCCCATCCGCTTGCTATTGTGGGCTTCATGCCGCTGTCCGCCGTCACCGTCACCGCTGCCGTCACCGGGTTACCGAGAGTTGTGCCGTCTGCGTTGTAGGTCTGCACCGAGGCCGTGACCGACAGCGTTGCAGTGTTGGGATAGCTGTTAAACCACGTCCGTGGCAAGGTGAGGGAATAGGAGGTGTTGAAAAAGTCACTGGTCAAAAGTGTTGTACCGCCCACCTTGAAGCTTACCTTGTGCTTCACTCCCGTTTTCTTGGGGCTGACTATAAGGGACAGCTCGCCCAGCGTTGTCACGGCAGAGGATATGGAGGTAATGCTTGATGCTCTCGGATAGGTCGTGAAGGTGACGGACTTTGCCGTACCGTTGGGAATGACGTAGCTGCCGTAGCTTGCGGTGGCAACGTCAAAGCCGCTTCTTGAGCCGTATAGGTTTGCCGTAATGCTGACACTGAGGCTGCCGTCATTGTTTCGCTCTATGGTGCGCTCGGTGACGGTAACGTCCGGGTCTGTCAGGTCGATAGCCCGGAAATCGGTCTGAACATCCACATAAGCGCCGTCCCTGTTGGCATCGCGCTTTATGGAAAGCACCTCAAGGCCGTTCACGTTCAGCACGCCGGACATAGCGCCGCCTATGCCGTGTATGTTGCTTGTCTTGAAGCGTACTGCGGTGACCTTTATTTTTGATTTGTTGGTCGCCGCTGTGTAGGCTTCCTGAAGATCGATCTGGAACGTGCCCACGGAGCCGCCCTGATATGTGCCGTTTACAATGTATTCTATTGTTTTCGTTTCACTCATATCATGTTCCTATGTATCTTATGCCAAAGCCGCCTGTGGTGCTTATCTGCCATGAGTCCCCCATCTGCATGGTGTTTTCCACGACTATGCGCGGGACGTGCAGCATACCGTCCTCCGAGGAAAACCAGCCCGCCTTTGCCCCGTTCACCCAGAACTGCCAGCCCTTTGAGGTGTAAAGGCCGAAGGTCTGTCCGGGGGCTATGCGGTAATAGGTCTGCCCCTCGCTGGTGACGGTCTCGCCGGTGAAGCTCAAATTCTCGCTGATGGCGATGCCCAGCGTGGGAAGGTGGGTGTCCGGGTCTTCGATAACGCCCCTGCGGATCTGACCGTTCAAAACCGTGATGCTCCGCTCGGAGTCGCCCAGCCGGTCTGTAAGCCCCTCTATGGCCTCGGTGTAGCCGAAGCTCTCCACTGTGCCTCTGGCTGTGGTGTCGATGCGGCTGTCAAGGGTCTCTGTAAAGGTGCCAAAGTCTGACTTTGCAAGGTATACCCCGGAAAGCTCCGTTATCTGCCGGTCGGTGTATGAATACACCTCCTTGGCGTTCTTGACGATAAGGCTCTTTAAGGTTTGCACCTGCTGCGCAATAGCCTGCTCGGGTGCTCCCCTCTGCTGTGCCCCGCGCACTGTCACGGCAGCCGATGCTCTGTCCAGCTCCCGCGACATCATCACCAGATAGTCTCTCAGGGCAGTGACATTATCTCGCGTGTTATCGCCCATAATAGGCGGTGTCTGCATTACCTCACCTCCTTATGAATATCATAGCAAAAAGGCGCTGGGCTTTTCTATCCCATCCCAGCGCCCTAACTTACCACTGCCTGTATATCTGTACGCCGTGAACCGTGAACCCGAGTGCCCTTGCCAGCTTGCTCTTCTGGTCTGCGGTCAGGTCAAGGCTGTTGATGTACGCTGCCTTCTGTCGGTTCTTCGTGCCGTAGTCGGCCTTACCGTCACCGTCAGCGTCCTCGCCGTTGAAACTGTTGCACTCCTTCCATGCCCGGTAGAACAGCTCTCTGGATATTCCGGCGGGTTCGGCAAACAACTCATACTTGTACGCTGCCGAGTAGGAGATATCTGTTGCGCTGGGATACTGCTTGATAAAGTTATAAGTGTAGACCTTCTCCTCTATCTCATCCTCGTTGTTGCCCAGAAATCCCAGATATTCCTCAAGCTTGCTCTCACTGATCCTGCCGTCAACGTAATGGCTCTTAATGTCTCCCGGCGCAATGCCGTACTTTTTCTCAAACTTGAAGTCTGTCAGCTTGTCCTCGGCCTGAAGTTCTGTCTTACCCAGATACTCATAGTCTCTCTTGACCTCGCTCTCACCGATCTTGCCGTCAAGATATCTGTCCTTGATCTCGTCCTTGCCATAGCCGTACTTCATCTCAAAGTCATAGCCCAGCATGGTATCCTCGATCTCGGCCTTGGTTTTCCCAAGGAACGCAAGCTCTGCTTTCGCCTCAGATGCGCTTATCTCACCGTCCAGATAAAGAGGCTTGATGTCCGAAGAGCCGTGACCGTACTTCTTTTCAAAGTTGTAGCCCAGCAGAGTAGATTCGATAGTGCTGCTGCTCTTGCCGAGGAATTTCAGCTCGGCCTTTACTTCGGAGGTGCTTATCTCGCCGTCCAGATACAGCCCCTTGATCTCGTCCTTGCCATAGCCGTACTTCATCTCAAAGTCATAGCCGAGGAGTCTTTCCTTTATCTGCTTGTCGGTAAGACCGCCGTACTCCTTGAGATAAGCCGTCAGCTCCTCTGCGCTTATCTTCCCTTTGAGATAGGCATTGTCCAGATCGGTGTAGGCATACCCGGTGTCTATCTCCGCCTGCCATTTCCCGACCTGCTTCTTTGCCTCCTGTTCGGTCAGCTTGTCCTCGCCCTTGGCCGCAGTAAGCGCCTCGACCGCCTCATCTTCCGTGATATATCCGTTGATAAAGCTGCTCCTCACGCTGCTCTTCAGCCCTGCGTCATAGGTTCTCAGCTTCTTCTCCGGGTCGGCTGCGCCCACGGTGCTGTTCCATATAGCTATAGCATCTCTTGCGAAGTTGGAGCCGGGAAGTCCCGCCCATTCGCTCATTGCCTTCATGGTCTTGTACAGCTTGCCCCATGTGGTCATGTTGCCGTAATAGGTGGTCTTGGTCGGCTCGGACAGTGCTCCGTTCGCAAGCTGTACCGATTCCTTCCAGATGTTGAACGCGGCCACGGTGTCCACATATACCGCCATATCCATTGCGGAGCCGCCGTCACCCTTGAGGTTCGCCAGCCAGTCCTTGATAACGGGTATCTTGCCGACTATGGTGAGATCCTGCCAGAGATTGCCCTCCCGGAGCTTGTCCTCTCCAAACAGAGCCTGCATGAACTTCTGGGGGAAGGTCTCATAGTCATCGTCATCGCGCACAGCGTCCCACAGCGATTCGACTATTGCCGATGCCATCGCGCTTGCCGCGTAAACGCTGAAGCTCCTGTACAGCGCTTCCGAATTTCTCTGGAAGGCTTCCTTTGCTCCGTACCTTTTGGAGTCGAGCGCAAACCTTGTCACGCCGTCTGCCAGCACGTTGTACGAAAGTGTAGGCTCCGCGAGGAATGCGGTCTTGAGCTTGTCAAAGGTGCTTGTCCCGCGCATGATCTCCGAGCGTGTATTCACGCTGTCCATCACCTGCGTTTCGTATACCATCTTTCTGAACAGCTCGGCTGTGGCCTTGTTCAGTGCCTCACCCTCAAGGCTTGCGTTTTCAGCCTTGGTCTGCAGCTTGCAGGCTACCCACAGTCTGCCCCATGTGCGCTCATCGGCCCAATTCGCAAAAGCCATGCTTTTTTCTCTCACCTGCTCCAGTGCGCCTCCGGCCTTGATGATCTTCTGCTCAAAGCCGGTGGTGATGTCGGTGTCGAAATAGCCCATGCTCTTCCACAGTGCGGTGCCGGAATACTTCAGCGCTTCCTGATACCCGTTTTTGAAGCGCATGGCCTGTCTCAGATATGCCGGCTTGATGACGTATGCCGCTCTTACATAGGATGTGCCCTGCAGCAGTGCCACGCGGAGGTTCGCCCCCACAGCGGAAATCTTGTAATTGCGTACAAGCTTCTTGCCGATGTCCGCTCTGTCTGCTCCGGCCTTCACGCCGTTGAGGTCTTCGATGTACGTCCTGAAGTATCTCAGTGCATCCTTGCCGTAGGTGTCCTCTATCGCGGTCTTCGTCCCGCGAATGTCATAGGTGTCGCCCTCGCGCTTCACCTTCTCGGAATAGTTGAACCACTTGATCGCGTCCAGCAGCGGCAGGCCGTAGGCGTTCAGCTTGGCCATATCCGTCATGTGCTGTGAGTAGGTGCTGAATATGTCTCCCACCACAAGGGCGTTGGAGGCATTGAGATCAAGTGCCTTTGAGGAGGACAGATTGAGCAGACGGAACATACTGTTTTCCCGGATGTCGCTGTCCCTCATGGGTCGGGACGCATCGTCTGTAGCGATGGGATAGTAATGTTCACCCTCGTCATAGAAGTTGTAGCCGAACCGCGCCATAGATATCTCGTTGCCCCACTCAGCGCCCTTCCTTGCCATTACGCTCTGAAGTCCCTTCGCCACTGCGTTCTGCTTTGCATTAAGAGTGCCGATTATAGCCCTTAGATCCTCTGTGGTAAGGTGATAGTGGGTCGTGCCGGGATTGATGCCGTCCACCTTCGCTATGCGGATACCGCCCTTGACGATGTGCTGCACTGCCTGTCTGCGCCCCATGAGCTGACTCAACTCCATGATCTGCGCCGTGGTAAGCTGAATTTTGCTCTTGTCGCTCAGGGTGAAATCATGCACCTCCTTGCGCCACGCGGCGACCTCCTTCGCGGTGAACATGGTCTTTGTCAGTGCCTCAAGCTCTCTCAGGTTTCTTGCAAGCTGCTCCTGTCCGGCTGCAAAGCCGTCGAATACGGTCTCTCCGCCCTTGCCGAAGCGCTTGAACGCATAGACCGGCACGATATTCTTCCAGCCGAGGAAGGAGTTGAGCTTGCCGCCGCTCCCTTTCCCGGCAGTGCCTATGTCCCCACAGTGCTTTATCGTGCTCTCTGCCATTTCCCGTATGGTCGCGCCCCTTGAGCTTGCCAGTGCCCGGTTTATCTTCGACACAGCGCTCTTGAGGTTCATCAGAAGCTTGGCAAGCTGTGCCAGCTCCTCTGCGGTCATCTCGTTCACGGTGTAGCTTCCCTCTGCCTTGGAGATGTTGGCAAGGGTATCGGTGATAAGCTCCTTGTTCGCCTGATCGATGTCCAGATAAGCCCCGCCGAGAGTCTGCCCGTCATCCTGTCTGGTAATGATGTCCTGTATCCTCTGCAGTGCGCTCTGGAAGCGCAGATCCTTTTGCGTGGCCGCCCCGCCGCCGAGCGCTCTCTTGGAGGTGAAGTCGATGCTTGCAAGAAGGTCGGCAACAGGCTTCTTCAGTGCTTCGGGGATATGCTCCTTGTCGGAATTCTTCAGCAGCCATGTGGTGAGGGTGTTTGCGGTGTCCGTGACCTTTTTGCGCCCCTTGTCCACTGCCTCCGAAACTGCCCGGTCTTCCCTATACTGCTTCAGCTTTTCTATTCCGGCCTGCCGTGTCTCTTCAATCTTGGCGTTCTTCTCAGCGCGGAGCCTGTTGATGCGCTCGTTTGCCTTCTCGCGCTCTGCCTTGACCCTTGCGTCCCTCTGCGCTCTGAGCCTGTCAAGACTTTCCTGCTTTGCCTTCTTTTCGTTGGCAAGCTTCTTCTCATAGCGCTGCTGCAGGGTGCTGATCTCCTTCTCCAGCTTGGCCTCATAAGCGCGGGACACCCGGTTGAGCAATGCCGCGTCGGTCTTGAGCTGCTTTTCAACGGCTCTGCGCTTCTCCTCGCCCTTCTTTGCAAGGATATTTTCAAGCTTCTTCTGCTCTTTGATGCCCTGCTCTATGATGCCGGTGATGCGGCCTCTGTCATAGGCGGCCATTATAGCCTTTACGCTTTTCCGTTTGGCATAGTCCAGCTCGGTTTTTAGTCCCGCTATCTGGTCAATGTATTCCCTCTTGGTCAGCTCCGGGGCGGCTGCCTCCGTATCGCCGTACTCTATGCCCACGCTGTCCTCGCGCAGCTCATACTGGATTCCGCTCCTGTAGTCCTTCGTGAATATATATCTCGCTGCATTTTCGTATTCGGCACTGCCGGGGATGAGATGGTGGATATATGTGGAGGAACTGTCGAACTGGTCTTCAAGCTTCATCAGTGACACAGGCTTCATGTCGCTCTGCACCTTGTCTGTCAGCAGCATTATTGCCACACGGTCAACACCCTCCCTGTAGAGTGCCGCCATTCTGTGTCTGCCTTCATGCCCTATGACCTTCCATTTGCCGTTCTCGTCCTGAGAAATTCTCAAATGCAGTGTGCCGGACTCCTGAATGTTGTTCGGTGTTCCCCAATCCTCGCTCACGCCCTCGTTTAATCTGTTGGGATTGCGCTCCAAAAACCTGCTGACATTGCTTGTGGTCAGGCTGAGAAAATCATACGGATCAATACTTACAAAGTATCCCTTCGCCTTGTTCCCGCCGTACTGCATTTCGGCTGTTGCCTCGTTGAAACGCTTTTCGGTCATGGATACCGGCTTCTCGGCATAATTCATGCGTCTGTAGGCTTCCTTGATCTCCTTGCCGTTCTCGGCTGCCATACTGCGTATGTCGGCGTTGAAATCATAATTTCCGGCTTCTCTCACTTCATAGCGGGTATCGTTGTTGCCGACGTTAAACCTCTGAGAGATAGGTATAATATTGCCGTCATTGATAGTTTCTGCAATTGCGGTATACTTTATGGCTTTTCTGCGGTCATCAAGCTTGGTGCGGATCTCTACATTGGATAGCTGGCTGTCTGCTTGCCCGGAATATACGGCAGCAGTTATAGATTTATTTCTTATAACATTTGCTCTCTCATCATCGCTCATTCCGGCGGTGATTTTTTCATCCCTTACTTCTGCCTGACTATACTGCTCTGCCTTGGGTATGGTCTTCTTGATCTCCTCAACGATCCTCGGCACGGCGGCATCCTGCTTGCCCTGCAGTATGGCATCCTCCTCAAGCCCCATCTCAATAAGGCTGCGGAAGCTTCCGAACGGGTCTCCCTCTCCGGGGAGAGTCAGCTTTACCGCGCCCTGCGGAGCTGCGTTGCCCTCCTTGTCATAGCATGAGAAGTCCTCCAGCAGCTTGTAATAACCCGGCTCATCCTTAAACTCGTCAAACTTGGGGACGTATCCCTTCCTCTCGCACCATTTAAGGTACTCGTCGGCGGCAAGCTTGGCATCGCCGGTCTTCCTCAGTGCCTCGTTGTAAAGGAAGTCCTTCTTGTGGTCTATGCTCTTCAGAACCTCGTTTCCGTCCGCATCGGTCACCCATGCTCTGGTATTCTGTGTGCCAGTGTAATCGGTGAAGCGGTCTATATTGGTCATCACTGCCACTATGTGATTAAGGCTTGACTTGTGGTAGGGGATGACCATTTTAATTGTCGGGTCTCTGAGGAGCTTCTGAATATGCTGCTTGGAAACGCCCACGGCAATGGTGCCGCAGTTTTCGCTGTAGCCGTCTGTGTTCTGGATCGCAACAGCCAGCTTATACCCCTGCTCTGCCGTCAGCCTTGACTGCCCGGTGTACTTCTCCCCGATGATGTCAAGGCACATCCGTATGTACGCTTCACTGCAGCCGTAGGCGGTCGAGCCGAAGCTCTGCCCGTCACGCCATGCGTAATTGCCGTCCTTGTCAAGTCCGGGAGCTATGCCGTCATCCTTTACCTCCGGCACAAGGCTCATGTTCTGCTTGCAGCCGCTCTTGCCGAACAGCATTGTGAACAGCGGTTCCTTGGTGTATGCGTGTGCCGGAAGCTGCTTTGCTCCGAGGTCGGTGAACATCTGCATATAGTCGAATACCAGTCTCGGCACATAATCGCTGAAGCTCTGTATTCTCACGCCGCCCACGGCATATGCCTTGTCCACGTTGAACTTTCTCGGGGCAAGTATCTCGCTGAGATACTGCACATCGCTCTGTGCTGCCTTCGAGCCTCCCACACCCTTCTTGGCGTTGTAAAGTGAGAGCACCCTCTTGTTGTCTCTGTTGAGAGCGTCAAAGCCCGCAGTGCTCATGAAATCTCCGCGAAGAACGAGCCTTCGGTCTGCCGGGTTCTCCTTCAGATCCTTTGCTATCTTGTAGGCAACGGTCTTGCTGCCCTCCTCCTTCAGCACACGGTTTATCTCCGTGAAGTCGAGTGCGCTGTCGGGCATCTGATCAATGCCGGTGCCGCTGTCGGTGAACCGTCTGTCCCCGCCGAAGTTGAAGTAGTCGACGTTCTGCCCTTCCTTCACCATGCTCCGTACAAGTTTGTTATACATACTCACGAAGGAGTCTGCCACAAGTGCCTGACGGTATCTCTTGTAGTCCACGAAGCACAGAGCGCAGGCGGTCTCAAAGTCGAAGTCTCTGATGATATCGTTTATGGCTGCGATGTTCTTCTCCTCAAGGTTGAAGTCATCCATTATGCCGTCCTCTATCATCCTGTTGAACACAGCATCGAGTGTGCGCCTCTTCTTGCAGACAAGGGAGAAGTCAAGGTTCATCGCGTAATCGCCGTTGGCCTTAACAACGGAGAAGACCGCATTGCCGGTCTGCGGGTCTGTGACCACCTCTGCTCTGCTCCACTGTCCGAACAGGGTGTACTTGTCGGCATAGTCCTCACAGATATCGTAAAGCATATTCATCTGCCCCAGCATATCCTTGGCCTCTGCCTCCGTGATAGCTCCGCTCTTTACACGCTTGCTGAGAAAGTCCTCAAGCTGTCCTCTGCCGCTCTCGTCATAGGTACTCAAAGACATCTGGGCATGACCCTTGCCGTCCTCTGCACCTACCACCTCACCGTCCGCGTTTTCCATAGCGACGTATCCGTTCTCGGCGGCCTGTGCTCTTGCCTCCGCGCCTTGGGCAAGGCAGTTATCAAACAGTCTTATGATATTCTCCGCATACTGTATCTGCCCGTCCCTTTCGGTTGTGAGCATCTTGGTCTCAAGCTTGCTGCCCGTGAGCTTGGCATAGTAATTCCTCAGATCGTCGGTGAACTGCTTTAGCCTCTTGTGCAGGTCGTTGAATACGCTGCGGTGGTTGTCATACAGATTCTGCACGAAGCGGCTCTGCGGCAGTGCGTCTGCCAGTGCGTCTGCAATGACCTCCCTCTGTGCGTCCTCATAGCTGAAGGTCTTCCCGTCTGCTCCCACAATGCCTTTGTTCTGGTAGATCTGCTGCTTGCGCTTTATCAGCTTGTATACGTCATAGCCGTTCTTCTCGATCTCCTCCAGAACGGCGCGGGTAAGCTCCGCATAGCCCTCGGTAAACTCGATGGAGTGTATAAGCTCATGGGTGAAGGTGCGCAGCATGGTATATTTGCCCAGCATTCCCCGCTCCGAGGTGTTCAGAAGACCGGCGTTTATATCCACAAGGATGGTGTTGTCCGTGTATTCGCCGCTGTTGCCCCGGAAATTGCCCTCGCTGTCTGCTGCGGAGGAATACAGTATCACGTTGGTGTTGGTGGCCTTGGCTATGGTGCTTATCACGTTGTAGGCCATGCGCTGCATTTTGTTGAGAGTGTTCAGGTCGATGCCTCTTGCGGTGACGATGCCGGTTCTCTGCGGGGCGACCGTGGTCTGCTTTGCGGTGGTCTGCTGTGCGGCTGTCTGCTGCTTTGCCTCCACCTTCGGCAGAGTAATGCTGTTCAGCCTCTCATTTCCCACCTTGGTCTGCATAATCATCTTCGCGGCGCTCTTGCTGTTGGAAGGAAGCTTCTTGCCTGTCATGCTCTCCCACAGGCCGCGCATCTGGGGGTTGCTTATTATCTGGTTGGCATCTGCCTGAGTAGCGCCGGACTTTATGATGCCGCGCACATAGCTGTCATAGCCACTGCCGCGTACCGCCGCGTCCTGTGCCCACTCCGTGTTGGCTTGACCGACCGTTTCGGTGTTCTTCCCTGCGGTATAGGCATACTCCCTCGCGGCCTTCTGCACTGCCATCTGGTTCTCATGGGCGGTACCGTTAAGCTCAATGCCGGTCTGCTCGGTAAACTGTCTTGCAAGCTCCGGGTCGCTTGCCACTCTTGCCGCCACGGTATTACTCAGCTTGCCCTGCCCGAGTATGTCGGTAATAGTCTCGCGCTGTGCCGTCTGCGCTGCTGTCTGAGTGCTTGTCTGAGTGCTTGTCTGAGCTTTTCCCACACTCAGCTCACCTACCCGCATAGCGTGCATAAGCTGAAGGTTGGGGAGGTATTTTGCCGAGGAGGAGCGCACCTTCACGTCGTCAAGGTTTGCTCCGGCCATGCCCATCAGCACTGCCTCCTTCGCCCCCAGAGCATACTCGGCCTCGCTCATGCCGCTCAGTGCCGCGTCATCTCTGATGATCTTGGCAAGCTGATCGTCCAGCTCTAAGTCCTTGATAACGCCCTCAACGGCCACGCCCTCAAGCTCCTTGGCACGTTTCTCGGCCTTCGCCTTGGCTTCGTCAGCGGCCTTCTTCTGCAGCTCCTCATTGTTCTTCCACTCAGCCGCAGCCTCGCGGAAGCCCTCGCGCATACTCTTGCCCTCTTCCTTCGCCTGCTGTGCCTTATCCCGGAAGAACTGCTCCTCCACGCTGGGAGTGCCCAGATTCATAACGTGAGATGTGCCGGTGCCGAAGAAGCCCATGAGTGAGCCTATAAGGAAGTCATAGGCGATCTCGCCGCCGTCAAGCTCTTTCCAGTAGCTTGTGTCCTGCTCCTTGAAGCTGCCCTTGTATATCTGGCTGTATATCGGACTCATAAGGTCGGATATGACCTCTTCCACACCTTCACCGGCGGTCTCGATGGCCAGCGTCACAAGGTTCTGCCCTATTCTGCTTCCGGCAAGCCGTCCGGCTATCGTCTGGGTAAGCTGGTCTGCCGCGCCCTTGCCGTATATCTTGGACAGGCCGCCGAACAGCTTCTCGGTCAATATCTCCGTTGCCGCCGATGCCGCGCCGGTAAGCACCTGCTGCATCGCCGTGCCGCCCTCATTGCGAACCTCCTGTGCCGTACCGCCGAAGGAACGTACACCGAGACTTGCAAGGCTCCCCCACGGCGCGATGACGTTTCCAAGTGAGTCTGCCGCCATCTGTGTTCCCTGTATGCCCAGATCCACCAGCGTTCTGCCCACAGCGCCTCTGCCTCTCTGCATGGCCTCTCTCTGTGCCTGACTGTCCTCGGTAAGTGCGTTGGCCTTGTCCGCCAGCCTGTCGGCGGCATTCTCCAGCCTCTGGCTCTTTACAACCTCGTTTGCCAGATCCATCAGCGTTGCCGCAGCGCTGTCAAATCCGGCTATTGAGCCTTCAAGACCAGCCGCAACGACTCCGCTGTCTCTGCCGCCCACGGCCTCAAAATCTTCTCTGGCCTTTTCGTATGCGTCTCTGGTCTTCTGCACGGTTGGGGTGTCTTCTTTCGGCCCGACGTACATCTGCCGCCCGTCCTGATGCTGTGAGGCTAACGCGACAATGTATTTCCACTTTGCCTTGTTATTCTCCTTGCGCTTGGCGTTGTAATCCTCATACACGCTGTCGCGCTCTGCCTTTGCGTTCGTGGCCTCTTCCTTCAGGGCAGACATCCTCTCGGTCTCGGCCTTGACCTTATCTATGTCTCCCTTTGCGGAGAGGATGTTCTTTGCGCTGTCCCACACCTCTGACCGGGCATTCTTCACCTTCTGCTGTGCCGCCTCATACGCGGCATCCAGCTTCTCGCTCTCTGACATCGGCGGAAGCTGGACGGTCGGGGCTGCTGACTTGACAGGCTTGCTCACCGTCGGTGCGGAAAGGTGATATATTTTACGGTACTCGTCGAGCTTGCTGCCCGTTTTTGCCCTCTGCGCTGTTTCGTCTTCTATGTGATATATTTTGCGGTAGTCATTAAGATCGTAGGGCATTGTCATTGCCTCCTATATGCCATGATATAACTCTGCAACTTTATTCTTCAGGTATGTTACCTGACTGTCTGTAATCTTTTCGTTGTTTTTGGTAGCGTTATCTATTGCCTTTGATGCATTGCTTGCGGTCTCTCCCAGATTGTACATAGTTTTCAGATCCGACAGCACTTGCCAGAACTCCAACGAAGACGCTTTCGGCTCATCCTTCGGCTCATCCTTCGGCTTACTATATCCTCCGCTTGAGTATCCCGCAGGGTATTCCCCGGTTATGGTCTTGTACTCATCTGCCGTGATAGCGCCAAGCTGATACGCCTGATCGGGATAGGTCATGTTCCATATGGCCTGCGCCCTGTTGGAGAAGTCTGTGCCGTAGCCCTCGATATCGTTGTAGCCGGAGAAATCTCCGTACCTTGCTCTCTCCTCGGCGGCGGTCATGATCTCGTTTCTGCGCTGCTCCTCGTCCGCTCTGGCAAGCTCCAGATCGGTGTAGTAATCGCCCAGCTCGTCACGGTATCTGCTGTACTCGTCCCCGGCCATCTGCCCCAGCATAGCGTACTGGTCGGCAAGTCGGTCGCCCTCTGCGGCATAGCTCTTATATGCCATGTTGTACAGCTCCGGGATAACGTCGTTCAGATTTCTCAGCTGTGCGTCATACGCCTGCTGTCCCACTGCCTGCCCGTAGGAGCTGTTGTAGCCTCCCGTCAGTGCGGCGGCCTGCCCCATCGTGTCCTTCATGGCCTGCTTGCCCATCTGCTGGTACTTGTCCGCGTACATCTTGTACATTGCGTCATTTGACGGGTCGTAGGAAAACTGAGGTCTGTCGGCTATCTTGTCGTACATACTTTTGAGCTGATCCTCATATGTCCCGGCATAGCTGGGCTTCTCGGCTCTCTCAAGCGCAAGGCTCATGGCCTCGTCTTCTTTTTTTACTGCCATTTTATCCTCCTCACATATCGCTGCCCTTTTCAAGCAGTCTCGCAATCGAAAATATCTTCACGCCGCCTCTGCCCTCTATCCTCACTCTGAGGTGATCGCAGCGGCGCGGTCTTATCGGCAGGGTGACGGTTCCCGTTCCGTGCCGTTTTATTGTCCCACTCAACTCCCACACGCCGGAGCTGTCATACTCCACGAACAGCCTTGCCTCGGCGCGATCCTCCATGTTCAGCCTTATGTTGTAGCGGGAAACGTACTTCTTGTCCGGGTATTCGTAATACATTATCCCGGTCTCGGCATACCATACGACATCTGTCTCCGGCGTACCGTCAGTGCCGTTGAGCGAGATAATATCATTCCCGACCAGTGCGTAAAGCTCGTCCCCGACAGCGGCAAACTGAACAGCATGGGTGCTGTCTTCTCTCATCCACAGCTTTTTCGCCAGATCGTAGCAGAACAGATGCCATCTGTTCGCCGTGTCTCTCATCGAAACATAGTACCTCTGTCCGAACGCCCCTGCGCTTGCCTCATAATAGCGCTCATCGCCCAGCGCCTCGGATATACTCACCGGGAAACCGCCCTGCCATGCGCAGAAATCGCTCCGGGATTTGTAATAAAGTGTCTCGTTTACCACAACGGCGCTGTTTGCGCTGCCCTTCTGTACGCCCCGGCATGGGATATCGGATATCTGGTGCGCTCCCGTGGGGGAAACGCTCACCTGATGTATCCTGTTCTCCTTGAAGAACACCGGGCTTCCCATGTAGTTCACTGCGCCCGTCCATTCGCCGTCTGTACCCACTGACGCGGCGTAGCTGTCGGTGGAAAGTCCCTGATACTGGCTCCAGTTCTTGAAGTCTCCCAGAGCACAGCAGTATATCTCATTCAGATTCTTGCCGCCCGATCTGCCGTAGAAGCATCCCCACAGTCTGTTCTGGCACTCCACCACATAGTCCATCGCCGGAGCTTCTCTCTTGATCGATATCGTTTCTGTCTGTGTGGAGCTGGCCTGAAGGATGCCTACCACAACTATGTAATCGTCAAGGCTCTCGGCTTCGCCCCCTGCGGCATACAAAAGCTTACTGCCGTTGATGTCATCGAACGAGCTGCCCGACACGGTCACACCGTCATACTCTTTGAACAAACTTCCCACCTGTCCCTGAGTAGTGAAGGTCATCCTTGTGTACACCGTAGGCATGATCTCCCATGATGCCGTTGCCGTTGACCACTGCTTTGCCTGCTGTGTGCCGGTGTCTATCCACACCTGCCCGCTCGTTGGGTTCTCCGGCTCGACATCGCCGGAGCTGATATTGCTGTATACGCTGCCGTCAGACGCGCACATCTGGTAGGTCACCTCGCCGGTATAGCTGTATGCCGCGTCAAGGCTGCCGTAGTCCGTGCCGTCCTCAGTGTTGTAGTAAACCTTATCCGGGAATATCACTATGTAAGCGCCCATGCTCACCATCTGCTTCACTTCCGCTGTAAGCCCCGTAACAGCCGTAGGAAGGCCGTTGTAATAGAGGGTGCCGTTGTCTATGTAAGCCAGAGCCTCCTTGGAGAGAAGCCCTTGCGCTCTTGCAAGTGTCTTCGCTGTTGACCTCTTGGGTCTGCTTGCCAGCATGGGAAAATACTCCGTCGTAAGGTTGCCGCTGTCGTACAGCTCCCCGTCCTTTATCTTGAACTGGTGGTTGTATCCGTAGAAGGTATCGGTCATTTCCCGGCTCAGATCGTTCTCCGGGAGTGTGGGATATCTCATGTCATCACATCCATTCTCACGCTCTTGTGGGTGTGCGTCCTGTTGTAGTAGTTTGCAAACTGAGAGAGTGTAGCCTGATACATGGCGTTGGACGCATTGTACTTGCCCAGCTCCTCGTTGGCGTAATCTATCTTTGCCGCAAGATAGTAGACGTACAGCTCGTCGTAGGGTGCGCCTACCAGCAGCTCCGTACTCATGCCGTAGGGTGTCTCTATCTCTGTCTCCTCGCCCTCATAATTATCAAGTATCTCTGCCTTGATATAGCCGTCCAGCCTTTCCAGCTCGGATACCTTATATTCGTCCGGCAGGGCGTTGGGCTTCAGGGAGTTTATCTGATCTATTGCAAATGAGACCTGCATACTGCCTCCTTATATTCTTAAAGGCACATCGTCTCGGATGTGCCTTTTGTATTCGTCTTTATCTGCGCTCTACCTTGTCCAGATAGGTCGCTGCTTCCTCCTCCATCATCTCGGAGTTGCGGATGACCTCTGCCACGCAAGGGGGAACGTCCACTGCGATGCCGCGCTTGATCTGGAAGGTGCGGTCGTTAACGCTGACGTACACGTCATCCTCATTGCCGCGCACTCTGGGCAGCTTGATCCTCACGGTTTCCTCTTTGCCGGGTACTGCGGGTGCTTTCTTTTTTTCTGCCATTTTTAAATCCTCCTTATTAAGAGTGGGGGAGGGGAAGCCCTCCCCCTAATGTGTTGCGGATCAGTTGGCCTTTGCGTTGGCGCTGTATCTGGGAGACATGGACTCCACACGCACCATGTACGCAGGCACAAGTATCTCAGCGGTCTTCAGACCCTTCCAGCCCACAGAGCTGCGCTGATCCAGCGGGTCTGCGGTCCCGGCGCTGCCCTTCTGCTTGACGAAGGTCTGCAGGCCGCCGCCCTCTACCTCAGTAGTGCCGTAAGCACCGTCTGCGATGATCAGGGTGGAAAATACTGCGCCGCCGTCAGAGCCGCCCTCACCGGGGTAGATGACATCATCGTCGGCAACGGTGCCGAAGTTGGTGCTCTCCACGGTGATGGTGGTCGCAGTGTTGGCGGTGACCTTGGCGGCCACACCGTTGATGATGATCATGCGATCCTTCAGAGCGTTGACGGCAACACCGGCAGTGGAACCGTCGAAGTCGATGCTGGTGATCGTGCCGCTGTAACCGGCCTGCTTGTTGACCAGCAGAGTACGGGTGTCGGACGCGAGATCGTCACCCTTGAATATCTTGGCCTCGGTGGACTCAACGAAGCGCACCTTGTTGATCCTGCCGATCTCGCCCTCATACATATGCTCGGGGCTGGTGTACTGGTTCCAGTCCTTCCACGCGGAGTCGCGCATCAGCTCATATGCGGCATAGGGATGGATGATGGCAACGTAGTCACCGTTGATGGTGGGTGCGTTGGCCTGTCTGAGCTTGGTAGCCGCCTGATTGATAACGTCCACAGTCAGAGCGCAGTCGGTGTCCAGCTTGGCTCTGGAGGTGATCTCGGTCTCGCTGCCGGAAGATACCTTGGGTGCATAGGACACGTTGGTACCGGCATTGAGGATATTACGCACGACAGTATCAAGCGTAAGACCGGCCTGTCTGCCCAGCAGCTTGGTCGCCTCAAGGATGGTGTTGTCGATGGCAGTCAGCTCCAGAAGGTCGGACTGCACGATGTAGTCACCGAACTGCTTAACGGTCGCGGTGATGGTGGTAACGTCAAGGCTGTTGCCGTTGGGGGTCACGCCCTCGGTCAGAGGGGTAAGAGCCTTGGGCAGTGCGCTGAACTTGCGGAACTCGATGGTCTTGCCGCCGTTCTTGGGGATATTGCGTTTCTGACCAAACTGGTCGTGTACGAGCATGGCCTGTGCCTCATCGATGAGGGTCATGTCGTAGTAGGTCTTCATTTCGGGACTCAGATCGTTACCGGTGCTGTTGAGCAGGGTAGTCTGGGTCGCCAGAAGCTGGATGTTCATGAAAAGAAAAGTGTTCATAATGTCCTCCTTAAATGGTGTGTGAGGCTCAGAATGAGATCCTTTCGCCTCGTCTTACTCTCCGCTCGATCTCTCGGCGGTCTTCCTTGGTGAGCTGCGACACATCGCTCTTTGTGATAACGGTGCTCTGGCCCGACAGTCCGCCCTCTCCGGGGCGCTTGCCCCTCGACTGGATGTCGTTGGCGATCTTCTGCGCGGTGCTCTGTGCGGCGAAGGCCATGCCTCTGGTGATGATCTCATCCTTGTGGCATACCTCATAGGCGGTCTGTACGGGGATGTTGCTCTGAAGCAGAGCCTTGAACTGGTCGTTGGCCAGCTCCCCTCGCAGGTCGAAGTCGGGATACAGCGCCTTGACCTTGTCGGCCTCACTCAGCCACTGGCTATATATCCTGTCTGCCTGTTCCTGTGCCTCACGCTGCTGCACCTGCGCTCTGAGACGTTCGTTATCCCTTGTGATACGGGATATCTCCCTTGCCTGCTCCACGGTATAGCCCTTTTCCATTGCGGCAGCCTCATAGTTGCTGTCGTCGTTATCGTAGGCATTGATCAGTGCCTCGATATCCTTGGTACCGTACTTCTCATGCAGACGCTCGATCAGCGGGGCTGCGGCATCATATGCCTTCGTCTTCTCCTCACTGCCCTTGAGCCTTCTTCCGACTATGCTCTGCACCTTCGCGTCAAAGAGATCCTTGTAGTCTCCCTTGATGAGCTTGACGAATTCCGCATTTCTGTCTGCAGGCTTTTCCTCATCAGTCTGAGCGGCGGCCTCAGTCTGCTTGCCGTATATAACGGTCGGTTTAACGCCCTGCTGCTGATCGGCGGCATCAGCCGTAACGCCCGTTGCTGCTCCCTCTGCACCTGTGCCGCCATCCCCGCCTTCTGCAAGGCACTGGATGTCGATGTGAAGGAACTGTGTTGCTGTGTATTCCATATTATCCTCCCGGCTCTTATAGTGAGCGACTCTTATTGATGCTCCTCGTCTGAGGAGGTATCAAACACCTTGACCCGGACGTTGCCGGGGTAATTGCTCATCAGCAGTGCCATACCTACCTGAGCAACGTAGTAGGTATGCAGGGCCTCGGCGTAGTGCTCACTCTTGGGCTTGCACTCCACTCTTATCTTGCCCTTGCGGAATTTAAGCCGGGGTTCTTCCTCCAGCTTGCCCTCACTGTGCATAAACCTGATGCACTGTGCCAGTGTATACGCCAGCGTTGTCGCTCCGGCGCATACCGTGTCCTGTCCGGCGGGTGCTGCGTTGGAATGACCGTTCACGCCCAGCTTCAGCGTACCGTCCTTGGTTATGAATGCCGCATTGATCATATGCTCCTCCTCACTGCGGTGCGGTCAACTCCGCTGTCCGCTCTCTCGCCTGTCTGGTCACGTTACTCTCACTGCTGCCCTCAAGCTCCACCGGGGCTGTATTGCCGGGTGTCTGCATACCTACTGCGGGCATGGGGCTTGTCATACCGCCGGTGAGCTGTGAGAGGAGCTGTGCCTGCTGCTGTACTATCTGCAGCAGTGTGGCATTGCGAGATATCTTCTGCGTGACGAAATCCTTGCGGTCGAAATCCATCATATCGAGGCATACAAGCGCCGCGTCCGCGTTCTGCGGGGCGAAAAAGCCCGCTCCGTAGAACTGAAGTGCCAGCTCATTCTGGCTCACTCTGGAGTACGGCGATGCCTTTTCCACCGTCACGTCCACATCGAACACGGGCAGGCTGTATCCCACAGCCACTCCCATCTCCATCGGCACACCGTCCACCACAGTGCCCTGCGGCTTGGGCTGTATCCCGGCGTTGGAGTACTGCACGAACTCCTGCTGGCCGTTCTCCCCGAGGATGCGGAACTGCCTCGGCAGGTCGTAAAACTGGCGTATCAGCTCGATCACCAGCAGTATCATCCGGCGGTACGCTCTGTATGCGCTCTTGTTGCTGTCGCGGGAGAGCTTGCTTCCGGCCTCCTGCATAGCCGCTATTGCGGACGCAGCCGTAACGCCGCTGGTAGTGCCGCCTGTGGATACATCGCGGTTGCCCGTGATCTCCTTCAGCTCCATGACCTTGTTCTGCAGCACTGTGACGTATATATCCCTGAGTGGGCTTGCCGTAAGCGGTCTGATGCTGTCATCACCGAGATTGCCGTCAACGTGGACGAAGTCCTTGCTTGTGTCGGCATACTCGCTCTCGTTCACGCTGCCATCGTTGCGGATAAAGTGGCGGGGCTTGGCATTGAAAAGGAGATTCTGCATTATCGCCTGATCTCCCCGGTCGATGTACTCCTGTTCGGATTTGCCCACATCGATATACGAAAAGCCGCTCGGTGTGCCCTTGCACTTGAACAGCGCATCGAAGACGAACGGGTACTGCCCGTGATCGTACCAGCCGCGCTCGGCATAGTCCGCCTCGTTCTCGGTTGCGAACAGCGGCTCGGTCTGCCCTGCCACAAACTTGCAGTAGTGCAGCACCGTCCTCCCGCCCTGCCGTACCTTGTAGTACCAGTCCACCAGCAGGCTCTTCTTACTGGTGTCGATAGTGTCGTCGTACACATAGTCTGCCAGCGTCATCAGCGGGGCACTCAGCTTGCCATTGAGCTGCGGGTACTCGCTCTCCAGCACATCATTATCCTTGAGCGTTACGTAGAACACGTTTCGGCTCTTCTGGATGTCGGTGATCCCCGGCTCCCAGTAAATCTGCAGGATATCTATGGCCTCTATGGAGATATCTCCAAGTCCGTTGAGCTTGTCGTTGTCCCAGAACACGCCGTAAATGCCCGTCCCGGCAACACCCTTATCGTCCATCACGTCAGAGTAGACCTGCTCAAAGTCAGACTGATCTAGTACCACCGGGATAATGGAGGACAGCTTCTTGGCCTCCTCGCGGTCTCCGGCTTCTCTGGCAATGATATTGGCGCGGGGCACGTTATCCATCGCGTCAGCGTGTTTGTTTGCGATGGCGTTAAAAAGCCATGCGCTGGTAGGCTCAACGGCATTGGGCATCTTCTTCCTCATGCACTCCCACTGCCGCAGCCTGTACCACTGCTGATTCTCGATCACCCGCTTCTCAAGGCTGCTCTTGCCCCGCCGGTACTCCTGCAGGGTCTGCCACGCCTCTGTTACCTTTTTGTTGTTGATCACCGGGGACATCTGCACCGCATCCTCCACCGGCTCCGCACCCGCGCCCCTGATGGACTGCAGCAGTGCCATATTACCCATAGACCCGGCAGGCGGCTCATCAACTATCGGTGCGCTCATCTGCCTTGCCTCATCGTCTGTCGGGCGTTTAATTGCCATTGGCGATTACCTCCATCCTCGGCGTATGTGCCGCCGGTATAAGATCCTCTCTCTTGATATCGAGGTACTGGTACATGGGACTAAGTTCATATCCGTCCGGCTCCGGCTTTGTGCGGGGCTTGATCGGCCTCGACATCAGGAAGTACCGAGTCTCGTCTGCGACGTGATCCTCACCGTCCGTGTCCAAGTCCTCCACCTTATGCTCATCGTATTGCAGGAGCGGGATCGTGCGAATAAATGCCCTGCAATTCCGAAAGACATACATCAAGGGGAAACCGTTGCTGTCGAACGCAAGTCTATAGTGCATCTGCATCCAGCCGGGTATCCTCGCGTTGTCACCCTTTGCGAAATACACATGGTGTCTGGCCGCTGTCTCAGCGTAGCTCTCGCCGGACTCAGCGTCCCAGATCGCCGGGTCTGCCACACCCTGTATGCTCTTGCCTCTGAGCCAAGGATGCTCCTGCTCAACACGGGCGATCTCGGCAAAAACCTTGTCCGGGTTCCATTTAAGTCCCTCGTTGGGGGTCTTGGTGCAGCCGTACAGCTCCAGTATGCGGTACACCACACCGTCATGGTCAACTGCCCACCACCCGCAGGAGAAGGGCTTGTTGTAGCCCCAGTCGAAGGAACGGTAAATCCTCCAGTCCGCCGGGATATCGAACGGGTCTATAACGTGTGTGCCCACTCTGGTCTTGTAGCCCTCGGGACGGTCGTAGAAGTCCTCAAAAAACTGCCCCATGTATATGTCCCAGCTTCCGTCCAGCCATGCCTCCCGTATCTTGGGCGGCAGTGCCTCAAGCTGTGCTATGTAGTCCGGGTCTGCCTCCATCAGTGCCGCATTGTCTCTCACTCCGGCGGCGATAAAGGTGTACTCCTCCGGCCTCTCACTGTCCCGGAAATTCCGATCGATGAACAGGCGCTTGACCCACTGATGCCCCACGCCTCCGGGGTTACACGTCAGATAGCAGTGCCTTGGCATATCCTTTGATGTGCCTCTCACACACGCTGCCAGCGTCCTGAACTGCTCCTCTGTGAACTGTGTGGCCTCATCTATGTACATACAATCGAATTCGTGCCCCTGAAAGGTGAGCAAGTCCTTATCATTGGCGCAATATCTGAACGAGATCACGCTGCCTTTGGGGAAGAATATGGCCTTTTTTGTATCGTTGTAGGTGTATGTGCCCTGCGGCAGCAGATCCAGAAACTTTTTGATGTGGTTGGCGTACAGCTCCGGGTATGAGCGTCTGATGATCACCTGCTCGATGCCGTCATGCTTTGCCGCCAGTGCGATGGCGTTCACCCGCACTGCCCAGCTCTTACCGCCGCCTCTCGCCCCTCCGTAGGCGATATACTTCGCCCGCGCACGGAAAAACTCCCGCTGCTTGGGGTTTGGCTTGGGGACTATCAGTTTAGGCAAAGTCCTCACCGCCCTCGATCACGATGGTCAGCGGCTCGGCCTTTTGCTCTCTGCTCTTGGCTCTGAGCGCATCTATACGCGCCTGCTGCTCGGCCTTGTCCAGCTCTGACTTGTTAAGCCCCTGCATCTCCTGCAGATCCTTCAGCGCCGACACCATCAGTCTCAGTGCCCGCACGTCTGTCGGATCGCACATCTCAATGCCCTCTTTCACCTTTTTTATCATGTCGGCAAACATGGATTCGTACTCAACGGCCTCTTTTACCTTGGCCTCCACGATCTTCGGACTCAGCGCAGATCTGATCTTAGCCCCACTTTCGGCCTCAATTTCCGCCCGGTTCTGGTACCAATTATTCTTCTTCCCATGTCTCTTCAGCGTGTTGAGTGGGACGTGGTACTTATCCGCGAGCTTCTGGTAAGACGTGTGCCCGGACAGGTATTCTGCCTCTATTTTCTTCCATTTTTTATCGTCCGGCATATGCCCACCTCCGTATGCTCACATTATAGATGATGTCCTTATTCTTTTTCTATCCCTGCCCTAAAAGCGCAAAGGATCAGAGCATCAGCTCTGATCCTTTTGTTTTATCTCCCTGTGCTGCCGAAGCCGTCTGTGCCTCTGTCTGTATCCTCAAGGGTTGATACAAGCTCCAGCTCCGGCTTGGGGACGGGGATAAGCACAAGCTGTGCTATCTTGTCCCCCTTGCTTATATGAAGCCCCTCGTTGCCGAAGTTAAATAACTTGACGTGGATAGAGCCGGTATATCCCTCATCCACTACACCGTCAGTGAGGATATCGTTGCGGAACATCAGCCCGGATTTGGACTTCACGAATCCGGCAAGGCAGGGCGGAAGCTGAATGTGTACGCCGGTGTCGATGTCCGCGTACTGGCCGCCCCAGAGCATAAGCTCCACGGGTGAGCGCAGGTCAAGTCCCGCGTCTGTGGGGTGTGCACGTTCCGGCATATATGCGCCGGGGTCAAGCTTAATTTTCATTTTTTCTTTTCCCTTTCCATCGCAAATTCTTCAAGTTCATCCATTCTTTGGGCGAGGTCGGCGCACACGTCGCCATAGTATCCCCGGTCACATACCGACTTGTTAAATAACCACAATGCCACATCCGGGATGTACACGGTGTCCTCGGCGGGTGCGTCCTGAATGGCCGAGAAAATCTCTGCCTTATCGTTCAGCCCAGAGCAGGCGTTGAACAGTGCGGTGCGGCTTATAAGGTCACTCATCTACTGTTCCTCCCCACTGTTCCCCTCCGGGAATCTCAGCTTAGTCACCGCTATCGGAAACTCTTCTATCTCGCTTGCCCAACGAGCAGTTCCTCTGCCGTGGATGCTCTCCCATGCAAGTGGGAAGCCGCCTATGCCATCGAACAGAGAGCCGAGCGTTGCATTCTCGGGCAGATACTTTGCCATATTGAGGAACATCCAATACCAAAACGGCAGCGCAATGGAGTTTCCCAATGCCTTGTACCGAGGAGAATCAGCTTCCTTGTGTTTCTTTCCTTTGGAGTCAACCCACTCTCCGATGTCCGTCCACCCATCAGGAAAGCCTTGGAGTCTTTCGCATTCCAATGGCGTAAGTCTGCGGACAATCCATCTGATGATTCTCTGCACTACAGACGGTCCTGTGTTGCTTTCCGAATAGTTTACAGGTTCACATACTGCGATACCACCTTGATTGCAGTTTGGATTACCGCCATTCAAGTCAAGTGTTCTGGATGTACTGGCTTCGTAGATTCCGCTGTTGGGATTGCTTGATAGCATAGAGTTGCTCTTGTCGGAACAGATGCCGTAGCACCTTTTCTCCGTAATGAGCATATCGTTGTATGCATCTTGCCCGTTGTAGCTGCCAGCGTGTGCTCCTGAAGAAAGGCATCCTGTAACCTCTTGGTATGGATATGCAACAGTGATCGGTTGCTTGTAGTCGCTCGATGTTAATGGATCGCTGATTCCATCCGTAGACATTTGCGATGACCTTTCATCATGCCCAAAACTACAAATCGGCTGAAACAGCGTCTGGTCGTTTCCGGTCGCAAGCGTGGCAGACTTGTCCTTCTGAATGAGCGGACCCTTACCGCCGCCTTCACAGCCGGAGAGGATTTTCAGAACGAGCGGTACGTTGTTGCCGCCGGTTCCCATGCGGGAAGTCAGAGTCTGCACCTTTCCGTCTTCGGAGATCTTCACTCTGCTGTCGGTCGGATGGTTTTCCAGCGCGACCGCAGCGGGAACGGTGCCGGCACGGAGTGTAGGA